GCGCTTCCGTGATGCTGCGGGCCTCCGCATCATGACGAAGCCGACGAAGCTGATCGTTCCGGCTGAACTGCAGTGGACGGCTACCCGCCTGCTCCAGTCGCAGTTCCGCGTCGACACGGCGAACAATGATATTAACGCGATTTACAACAACTCTGCGGTTCCGCAGGGTCATCGCGTTAACATGTTCCTGACCGACACGAACGGCTGGTTCCTGCTGACTGACGCTCCGAACGGCTTCAAGTACTACGAGCGTGAAAAGCTGGAAACCGACGTCTACACGGACTTCGACACCGACAACCTCAAGGCGAAGGCCATTGAGCGTTACTCTTTCGGCTGCTCGAACTTCCGCGCAGGCTGGGGTTCGCAGGGCGCTTCCTAAATCCCGGGGGTGGGGCTTCGGCCCCACCCTTAGCTATGGAGAAACATCATGACTCATTTCTCTGACGGCGTTCGGGCAGGCAGGAACTTCGCCAACAACGGTACTGCGAGTGAACCCGGCGTCTTCATGTCGCCGATCAACGTTTACAATGTGGTTCCGGTTGCTCTGGACGCCGACGGCATCTGCGCTCAGCAGACGCTGGCTGCGGCTGGCAACGCTACGCTGAACGGCGCCTTGGCTTCGGGGGGCACCGTCACCCTCGACGTTCCCCGGAACGTCATCATCGACGCTGCTGGCGCTGCTACGGCTGTGCTGACCATCACGGGCACTGACGTCTACGGCATTCCGATGTCGGAAGCGATCACCCTGAACGGCACGACCGCCGTTGCCGGTAAGAAGGCTTTTAAGACGATTACCAGCATCGCGGCATCCGCTGCTGCCACCGATTTCTTCGTTGGCACTGGTGATGTATTTGGCCTTCCAATCCGTGCGGATAGCCGTAACTACGTGCTGACCGCTTGGGGTGGCGCGTTTGTCACAACCGGCACGTTTACAGCAGCTGTTACGACAAGCCCTGCTACGACCACCACCGGCGACGTTCGCGGAACTTTTGCTCCCGCTGACGCTGCTGATGGCACGAAGCGCCTGACGCTCTGGGTGTTTGTCCTTGATGACGATACTCAGACTGGCCTTTACGGCGTCACTCAAGCCTAATGATTGGGGCGGCCTTCGGGTCGCCCCAGTTATATGGAGACCGGGATGCGCGCGAAGAAAGATTTCCAGTTCAAGGCTGCGCATAAGAACCCCAAGGGCGGTCTCAACGAGGCTGGCCGTAAGGCTTATAACGCCGCCACTGGCAGCAATCTAAAGCGTCCGCAACCGGAAGGTGGTTCGCGTCGTGACAGCTACTGCGCCCGCTCTGCTGGCCAGATGAAGATGTTTCCGAAGGCTGCTAAGGATCCTAACTCTCGGCTGCGGCTCGCCCGCAAAGCGTGGAACTGCTGACATGCGTGGCAAAAAGAACTTCATCGCCGAAGCCATTAAAAAGCCCGGCGCACTCCGCAAACAACTCGGGGCGAAGGCTGGTAAGCCGATCCCTGCAGGCAAGCTCGAAGCCGCCGCGAAGGCGCCCGGTAAACTGGGTCAGCGCGCTCGCTTTGCCATGACCTTGAAAGGTATGAAATAATGGCTGACGCAGTTAACTCGCAGACTTTGTTTGACGGCGACAGCCAAGCCGTCATGAAGTTCAACAACGTGTCTGATGGCACTGGCGAGACCGCCGTGCTGAAGGTCGATGTTTCCGCTCTCAAGGCAAACTACGCTGGTAAGGAATGCGTCGGCGTTAACATTCGGCGGATCGAGGCGTCCGTAAACGGGATGTCCGTCAACATCCTATGGGATGCAACGACTGACGTAAGTGCCTTTATTGTTTCGCCGGGAATGTACACGTTCAACTTCGACACAACGGCCATCCTAGGCAACAACGCGGGGGCCGGCAAAACTGGCGACATCATGTTCACCACTATCGGGGCCAGTTCTGGCGACACCTACAGCATTACTCTTCAAATGATTAAAATCTACGCCGCATAGGAGCCGACATGATCACTCGCGCATATCAGAACGCCAAGGGCGAACGTCAGGAAGTGGCGATGACCGCTGCTGAGTGGGAAGCCCTGACGGACGAGCAGCTGCAGGACATGCTGGGCTTTACGGCCCCGGCTGCCCCCGCTCCGGCGCCTGCACCCGCTGCTGCCCCTGTCGCTAAGCCGAAGGTCAAAGGCAAGTAATGCGTGGCCGCAAACAATCGCGTGTGAACGAGGCCGGGAACTACACCAAGCCCGGCCTCCGCGAGCGTTTGTTTAACAGCATCAAGGGCCGAGAGACCCACGGCACCAAGGCGGGGCAGTGGTCCGCGCGCAAGGCGCAGCTTTTGGCCAAGGAATACAAAGCCAAAGGCGGCGGCTATGCCGATTAGAAAGCCCCAGCAGTCTCTCAAGGACTGGACCGATCAGAAATGGACCACGAAGTCCGGCAAGCCGTCGAGCAAGACCGGCGAGCGGTACCTACCTGCGGCGGCGATTAAGTCGCTGACTCCGAGCGAATATGCTGCTACGACTAAGGCCAAGCGCGAAGGCAAAAAGGCGGGTAAGCAGTTTGTCGCCCAGCCGAAGGCCATCGCTAAAAAGGCGGCGAGGTTCCGATGACCACTTCGGGCACATATAATTTCGGCACGACCGAACAGATCGATATCATCACGGAAGCCTACGAGCGCGTGGGGCGGAACCCTTCGTCGCTGGCTTCCAACGACATCGACAGCGCCCGTCGCTCGATCAATTACATGTTCTCCGACTGGGCGAACAATGGCCCGAACCTGTGGGCCGTGGATCTGCAGTCGATTGTGCTCACTCCGGGCACGCTCTACTACGATCTGCAGCCACGCACGGTCTCGCTGCTTCAGGTCTATACGCGCACGATGTCAGGCGCTCAGGCCACTGACCTTATGATGTCGCCGATCAGCCGCGCTGAATACGATGCCATCCCGAATAAGGCGCAGCTGGGTCAGCGCCCGTTCCAGTATTATTTTGAGCGCACGATCACGCCACGCATCTACATCTGGCAGGCGCCGGAATCTGCAGGCGTCACGCTCTTCTATCACCGCATGAAGGTGCAGGAGGACGCTGGCGCGTTCACGGATAGCATGGATGCTCCGAATCGCTGGATGGAAGCCATTGCCGCCGGACTGGCTGCGAAGCTGTCCGTTAAGTTTGCGCCTGATCGCCTATCGTTCCTGCAGGAACTTGCTGACGGCGCCTACGCTCGTGCCGCTGCCGAAGATCGTGAGCGCGTTCCGCTTCGCATCACCATTGATCCCACCGGAGGCTACTGATGCAGTACGCATATGGACGGGGAAAGAAGCATCGGACTGGGCCCGAGTTCGACGCGAAGAATCCGAGAGCTATTGCGATATGCGATGGCTGCGGCTTCCTCGTGCAGCACACCCACCTTCGGGAGAAGAAGGACTATCGCGGCGGCTCGACTCCGGTGGGTCTGAAACTCTACGTCTGCGCCTCGTGCGACGACGTTCCGCAGCCGTATTTCAGCCGCTTGCTCCTGCGTCCTGATCCCGTGCCAGTGAGGAACCCGCGTCCCGACTCTCAGGACGCACAGACGGATGCTCAGGAAGTCGCTGCTAACGCTTTCTCGCTTTACCTGAATCAGCTATACGGATTGGCATAATGGCTAACGTAAAGATCCCTGACCTTACAGCAGCCACCACCCCGCTCGCGGGGACCGAACTGCTGGAGATCGTTCAGAGCAGCTTCAGCCGCAAGGTGGCAGCCTCTGACATCGCGGCGACGGCAACGAACGTCCGCACGGTCGCCACTGGCGGCACCGGCGCGGCAACGCTCACAGGGTACGTCAAGGGCAACGGCACCTCCGCGTTTACAGCAGCGGCGACAGTGCCATTCGCCGATCTGGCAGGTCGCGCGTTCGCTCAGCCTTCGAGCCTAACGGATCAGACGGGCAACGTAGCAGCGGCAACCGCCGTGACGTTTAATACTGACCTGACCGGTACGGGCATCAGCGTCGTTGCCAGCACGCAGATTACGTTTGCTGTCGCTGGCACGTACATGCTTTCGCCGTCAATTCAGTTTAAAAACACCGACGCTGCCGATCACGACGCAACCGTCTGGTTCCGCAAAAATGGTACCAATATTGCGAACTCGGCCACAATTGTGAACGTTCCAAAAGCCACTGACGGCGGTGCCACCGTCTTCAGCCTAAGCTTTTTTGACACTGTCACGGCTGGCCAATACATTGAAATCATGTGGCTGCCGGAAGATGTTGACGTAACGATTGATTTTACCGCAGCCGGCGCCATCGCCCCTGCAATCCCAGCCATTATTTGCCCCGCCATGCGGATTGCCTGATGATTGAGGAGCTTATCTCTCGCGTGTTTTACGCACGCAATCTGGCGCACTTCGAGCACTGGCGTGCCAAGGATGAGGGCAGCTATGCCAAGCATAAGGCTCTGGGTAAGTTCTACCATGAACTGATCGAAGCTATCGACCCGCTCGTCGAGGCGTATCAGGGTGCTTATGATCTGATCGGGGCCATTCCCGCCCCAGCGGACACCAAGGGTGACTGCCTGAAAACCTTCAAGGCTGACGCCAAGTGGATTGAGGAGCATCACGAAGAGATCTGCAAAGGCAACCGCGCCGTTGCAAACCGGATCGACAACGTGACGGGCGTCTACCTCGACGCCATCTATAAACTGCGGTATCTCCGGTGATGCAGATTGATATTAATACAATCGTAACCGCTCTGACATTTCTCGGCGGTTTAATCGGTGTATGGACGACGTTGAACAGCCGGCTCACAAAGCTGGAGTCTCGTTTGCAGTTCGGTGCCGAGCGCTTTCAGTTGATCGACCGGCGCTTTGATGAAATGCTCACTCACCTGCGGCGGATTGAAGATCGGCTACAGCAGGTGGCTGACCGACAACCTAACTGAAGGGGAGCCCTGTGAGCTTCTGGGATCGCTTTGAAAGCAGCCGCGAAGGCATTGAGGACACGATTGAGTTTACGATCCGCACGGCGGTCATGACGCTTTCGGCGGTCATCCTCGTCGTCGTTATCGCTATGGTCGCTGGCATGTTCGTGTCGGATGAGATCGTGAGCAGCGAAAAGGTGTTCGAGATCATCGGACCCGCGTTCAACACCATCGTCGGTGCGTTCGTCGGCCTGCTGGGTGGCCTGAGCCTTAACGCCAATGCGCGTGACGCAAAGCCAGCGGAGCCGACTCCGGTCGAACCTGAGCCTCTGCCGGCGCCTGAGCCTGAGCCTATGGCTGCTGCGCCGGAGCCTGAGGCCGACGAAGACGACGATGACATGGCTCCGTGGGAAAAGTATCGCAACGACCTGCGCTATGACGCCAATGGCGACGGCGTGGTCGACGAGGACGACTTCCCTGATTGGCGCCGCGCGGGGCAGTAATGACTGGCAATCTCTCCACCGTTGAACTGATCGGCCAGCTTTGGCCGATTGTTCTGGCGTTCATTTCGCTGGTGATTATCCTCGCCAAGATGGACGTTCGCCTCGCTGTGGTTGAGGAGAAGGTCAAGGCGCTCTTTGATCTGTGGAACAAGAAATGAGCCTTGTAACTCTCCAGCAGAAGATCGGCGTCACGGCTGATGGCGTATTCGGTCCGGGCACGTTCAAGGCCGCCGCCGCCTACTACAAGCTGAACAAGAACCGCGCCGCCCACTTCTTTGCCCAGACGGCGCACGAGAGCGGCAACTTCACGGCGTTCAGTGAGAACTTGAACTATGGCGCTAAGGGGTTGCGCGGTATCTTTGGCAAATATTTCCCGACCGAGGCTATGGCCAAGGAGTATGAGCGCCAGCCGCAGAGGATTGCTAACCGCGTCTATGCCAGCCGCATGGGCAACAGCGTCGAGGCATCCGGCGACGGCTGGAAGTATCGCGGTCGCGGGGCGCTCCAGTTGACGGGCAAGTCGAACTACCGCGCGTTTGCGGACTACATCGACCGCCCGGATGTGGTGGATAATCCGAACCTTGTGGCCACTGAACTTTGCTTTGAAAGCGCCCTTTGGTTTTTTGACCGGAATAAGCTATGGTCAATCTGCGACCAAGGTATCAACGACGCTGCCATCCTTGCCCTCACAAAGCGCATCAATGGTGGCACCCATGGTCTGGATGACCGCAAGATGAAGACAAAGAAGTTCGCTGGGTGGCTGCCATGAACGTCAACTGGGGCGACGTCCTGAAGGGCGCTGTGCCCATCCTGATTGCCTGCATTGCGTGGCTGCTCGGGCAGGTGAATACGTTTGAAACCCGGCTGACCAAGATCGAAGCTTCTATGCCTGTTCTCGTCACGCCAGATGGTGTACCTACGGACAGCCCGCTTTCGGCAAGGGCCAGAGCGGAGTTACGTGAGCACCTGACGGGCGAGATCAACGATTTGAAGGTGCGCGTTGGCGTCATCGAAAGCAAGTCGAAATAATAAGGAGAGTGACATGAGCCTTAAGAACCTCATCAAGTCGGTCGTCGTCAAGGAAGCGACGAACAAAATCCTGCCGATGGGCACCGACGTGTCTAAGCCTAAGATCGGCTGGAAGACTAAGCTGGCTGGTATCCTCGCCACCATCGCAGCGATTGCCGCTGCCGGTGCTGAATTTCTCGGCGGCTAAGCCCTAATAAATGTTCGGCATTACACCCTTTGCGGCAGCACCGTTCGCCTCGCTCGGCACCGTAAACGCGGATGTCACCGTAACAGGTGTGAGTGGCAGCGGCTTCATTGGTACCGTTGTTGCCGGTGTCATTGTCGTTGTTAGCCCCACAGGGGTGTCTGGCACAGGGCAGGTTGGTACTGCACAAGTTTCTGCTGCGGCTAATGTCGAAGTCACAGGCGTCCAAGGTACGGGCCAAGTTGGCACAGTGCAGCCCACCTCGGTAGTCCGAGTAACCGGTGTCTCGGGTTCGGGCCAAGTCGGTAATGTCGTTGTCGATGCTGACGCTGCGGTCATTGAAGACGGTGTTGCGGGCACCGGCCAAATCGGTACGGTTCAAGTCCAAGCTAAGGCTACCGTAGTACTCCAAGGTGCGCAGGCCACAGGGCAGGTTGGTCAGGCTGATGCAGTTGCTGCTTCCGTGGTTGTTGAAGATGGCACTGCCGGCCTCGGCTTGCTGGGCACTCCGGTTATTACGGGTGATGCTAATATCGAGCCCACGGGCGTACAAGGCGCGGGACAAATCGGTGCCGTCAACGTACAGTCTGGTTACCGCGTCAATGGCATCCAAGCGACTGGCTCGGTAGGCACGGTCCTAGTTTCAATCCCGAAGAACGTAACCGTTACCGGAGTATCTGCAACTGGACGCGTGCAGACGGCGCTTGTTTGGGGTATTATCAACGACGCGCAGGACCCCAACTGGCAAGTTATACCGACGTAAGGACGCAACATGCCGAGTACATATAGCAACCTCAAAATCCAATTGATGGCCACGGGTGAGAACTCCACTACGTGGGGTGACGTCACTAACACCAACCTTGGCACTGCCATTGAGGAGGCTATCGCTGGTTCTGCCGATGTGACGTTTGCCAGTGGCGACGTTACTCTGACCCTGTCGGACACCAACGGGACGCAGACCGCGCGCAATATGCGGCTCAACTTGATCGGGACGACTGGGGGTGTCACGCGCAACCTCATCGTGCCGTCCATCGAGAAAGCCTATATTGTCAACAACACCTGCGGCGATGCCGTGGTGGTCAAGACTACTGCGGGCACCGGCATCACCGTCCCTGCCGGTAAGACTACATGGGTCTTCACCAACGCCACTAACGTCGTAGATATTGTCACCCACCTCACGTCACTGACGCTTGGTTCGGCGCTTCCGGTCGCTTCGGGTGGCACAGGGTCCACTTCGGGTAATGCCTCGGCGCTCACTGGCTTCAACGCCTCCAACGTCTCATCAGGTACTCTGGCGGTTAGCTTTGGTGGTACCGGTGCCAACGCTGCTCCTACGGCGCGAGTCAATCTTCTGCCGTCTTATGGCGGCAACGCTGGTAAGCTCCTTGCGCTGAACGCGGGCGCTACGGATGTCGAGTGGATTTCGGCTGGCGGCGCAGGCACGGTCACCTCAGTCAACGCAAGCACGGCAATCAGCGGGCTGTCCTTCTCCGGTGGTCCCGTCACTTCTGCCGGCACTCTGACCCTTAGCGGTACTCTCGGCGTCCAAGGTGGGGGCACTGGCACCACATCGCTTACTTCAGGTGCGGTCCTGATCGGTGCTGGCACATCGGCTGTTACGTCAGTGTCCCCCGGCACTGCGGCTAACGTGCTTACGTCCAACGGCTCGGCTTGGGTCTCTCAGGCCCCGTCAGGTGGCGGCGCGGTGTCTAGCGTCACGGGTTCTGGCTCGGGTATCTCGGTCAGCCCCACAACCGGCGCAGTGGTCGTTAGCAACACAGGCGTCACCAGCATCGTTGCTGGCACAAACGTAACCATCTCAGGTGCTACGGGCGCAGTTACCATCAACGCCACAAGCGCTTCCGGCACGTTCTCGGCCAACGACGGCTCAGTTTCTGCCCCGTCGATCTTCTTTACCGGCGCAACAAATATGGGCATGTACCGGTCCGGAACCTCGATTAACTTTGCCGCTGGTGGAGTAAACGTATTTGCTGCCACGTCTACTCAAACTCAGATTTCAGCCAACAATACGCAACGTATTCTATGCGACAGCACTGGGTCAAGTTTGTCTGGGACTATAGTATTTAGTACCTCTTCCACGCCGGCCAGTGCGTCAGCTACTGGGACCGCAGGAACGATTACTTGGGACAGCAACTATATTTATGTGTGTACCGCTACTAACACATGGAAGCGTGTAGCAATCGCTACATGGTAAGGTAAGCTTAATGCCCCTATCCAAACTTCAATTCCGGCCCGGTGTAAACCGCGACCAGACCAACTACTCCAACGAGGGTGGTTGGTTTGCTTGTGACAAAATCCGGTTCCGCTCCGGGTACCCGGAAAAGATTGGAGGCTGGGTCAAATCTACGCCGACACCGTTTGCTGGCGTGTGCCGCAATATGTGGAACTGGGTTACCACGTTCTCGGATAACCTGCTGTCACTGGGGACGAACGCCAAGCTCTACATCGAGGCCGGTGGTAACTATTACGACATCACGCCGCTCCGCTCGGTCAGCCCAACGCTGACGACGCCCAGCACGGACAACTGCATCCAGACGAGCACCACTGCACCTACGACGATAACGGTAGTTATTCCCGCCGGGCACGGAACGCAGACCGGCAACTATGTAACCATCTCCGGCGTCGTGGGTCCTGTTGGTGGCGTGGCTGCTAGCCAGATCAACGGCAATCATAAAGTCACTGTGCTGAGTTCATCGACGTTCACTTTCCCCATCACGGGTCCGGTCACGTCCAACTCCGCTGGGGGCGGCGGTACGGCTATCAGCATCAGCTTTGAGATCGACACCGGCAATCCAGTTCCGCTCAATGGCTACGGCTGGGGCACTGGCACGTGGGGCCGTTCTGGTTGGGGTCTTGGCTCTACAAGCCCGGTGTCGCAGCCCCAGCGTGACTGGTGGATGGACAACTTCGACAACGACCTTGTGGCTAACATCCGCAACGGCGCGCCATACATCTGGCAGCGTGGGTCTACCGTTGATCCGGGCGCGGCTCTGAGCACGCGGGCTATTACGCTTCAGGCGTACGCCACTGCCAATAGTTATGTTGCCAATGACGTGCCGGTCAAAGTTATGCAACTGCTGGTCTCACAGCAGGATAAGCATCTCATCGCCTTTGGCGCAGTGCCCTTTGGTAGCACAAATGCGAACGACTTCGACCCCATGCTTATCCGTTGGGCTTCGCAGGATGCGCCGGGTAACTGGACCCCTACTGTTACTAATACCGCTGGTGACCTGCGTATCTCGCGCGGTTCGCGCATCGTTCGCGCACTACCTACTCGGCAGGAAATCCTCGTTTGGACGGATAGCCACCTCTACACCCTCCAGTTCCTTGGCACGACTGACGTGTTCGGTCTGCAAGAGTACGCAGACAACATCTCGATTGCCTCGCCCCGTGCCGTGGCAACGGCGTCTAACATCACCTACTGGATGGGTCAGGACAAGTTCTACGCCTACACCGGTCGCGTCGAGACGCTGCCCTGCACCCTGCGCAACCACGTCTTCCAGAACCTCAACTTCGCGCAGGCGGAACAGATTATCTCCGGTACAAACGAGCAATGGAACGAGGTCTGGTGGTTCTACCCAACTGCCGACTCGGAAGTGAACAACGCTTATGTCGTGTACAACCACCTTGATAGGCTCTGGTACTACGGGAGCATCGACCGCACGGCATGGCTGGACACAGCCCTACGCCGCTACCCGCAGGCAGCAAACACTCCCGTGGCCGTAAACAACCTTGGCGACGTGACGGTAGGCGACGGATATCTGTACAGCCATGAGAACGGTCTCGACGATGATGGCGCTGCCTTGTCGGCTTATATCGAGTCTTCTGACTTTGACCTTGGCGAAGGCGACCAGTTTATGCTGACCCGCCGTATGCTGCCCGACGTGAACTTTGATGACTCTACGGCCAACACCCCAGAGGTGACTTTGGAAGTGCGGACGCGTAACTTCCCCGGCTCCAGCCTCTCAAACAACCCCAGCGATGCTAAGCTGGTAATGCGGACCACGGTCGATACGTACACCGAGCAGGTCTTTGTTCGGGCACGTGCAAGGCAGATGGCGCTTAAAGTCATATCCGACCAGCTTGGGGTTCAGTGGCAGCTTGGTGCGCCGCGTCTTGATATGCGCGAAGATGGTCGGCGTTAATGGCTCTAACTAAGTTCCGTGCGGCTCCGCTGCCCAACCCACCTCCGGAGTACGACCCCCACTATATACGACAGCTTATCCGCGTGCTGGAGACTTACTTCTCCCAGTTGGATTCGCTCGCCCCTAACCAAGCGGAGTCCTACCGGGCTGATAATTTTTATGGCGGTACCCTTGATGGTATCTTCGCTGCACGGCAAGTGACTACAACCCAGAAGAACGCCCTAACGCCGCAGGCTGGCTGGGTAGTTTTTGACACTACGTTAGGTAAGCTGTCCGTCTACAACGGCACAAACTGGCAAACGATAACGTCAACCTAGAAACTTTGGACAAATCGGTAGCGTCAGTGTAAGTACGAGATAGCGCTCAAGGATCAGATTATGCAGGTTTTGGACGTTCAGCAATCTAGCCCCACGCCGTACACCCCCGCAGGGGGCACGTACAATAACAACCCGGTCCCCGGTGCTGGCGGCTTGCCGTCTCTTTCTGGCCTTAACAACCGCATGAACCCCATGGCGCAGGAGCTTCAGGGTCGGGGCCGCAACGGCGACTCCATGCTGGTGCACATGACTCCCGACGAAGTCGGCGGTCTCCAAAGTCTTGCCATGGCTATGGGCGGTTCGCTCTCCATCAACCCCGACACTGGCCTGCCGGAAGCTAACATCCTCAAGAAACTCCTTCCGGTGCTGCTGGGTGTGGGTTTGAACTTCGCCCTTCCGGGCGCGGGCCTTGTCGCTTCTCTGGGCGGCAAAGCCGCTACTGCTGGCCTCCTAGTGGGCGCAGGTCAGACCGCGCTTACCGGCGATATTAACAAAGGTCTTATGGCCGGTCTCGGCGCGTTTGGTGGCGCTTCACTTGGCGGGGCACTGGCAGGGAAGAGTGCCGCTGCGGCAGCGGCTCCATCAGGTGCTGCTACGGCAAAAACTGCTGCGGCTAATATCCTACCGGGCGACGAAATTGCTATGAGGGCGCTAGAGGCAAAGACGCAGGCGGCGTCTAACCTCCTGCCGGGCGACGAAATTGCTATGAGGGCGCTAGAGGCAAAGACGCAGGCGGCGTCTAACCTCCTGCCGGGCGACGAAATTGGTATGCAGCTAGCAGAGCAGGGGACTAAGCAAGCGATTGCTCCAGCAGCCAAGACAGGTCTTGCTGGGTTCGGCCAGCAATTTGGTCAAGCTGCCCGTGGTACAATGACTGGGCTCCCCGCCAAAGCCGCTCCCTACGCTGCTGGTCTGGGTCTTTATGGCGGGCTTAGTGACGCCATGCAGCCCACCATGCTCATGCCGGAGGAAGAAGAAGAGCCAAACTACGAAGGGCCGTATCTGTCTCAGCCGCGTAGGTTTAGGCCGCGTGAGTCAGGTCCCGGTGGTGAGGTTGTCTTCTTCGACCAAGTGAACCCGTACCCCGGCTTCTTGACCCGTGAAGGGCGAATCCCCACTGGGTACGCTGAAGGCGGTCAGGCGTCGTCGCGTCCGTTGACTCACGAACAACTAATCTCGACCGGTTACACAGACCCGGCTACCGGTGTTCAGTCTCAGCTTCAGGCCAGCAACCTTTCGAGCCTGATAGGCGGGCGTTCTAACCTCGGCGGCGTCGAGTATATCGTCAACGATCTCGGTAAGTGGGTACCTTACACAGCCCCTGCTCCCACTGCCGATACTTCTGCGCCGGCTCCGACTGCTCCGCCTCCGACTGCTCCGCGCCCGCAGGGTCCGCCTCCTATGATTGCTCCTCCCCCGCCTCCGGGTCAGACTGGTCAAACTGGTCAGGCTCCCATGGGTATCGGTGCGCGAGCTGCTGCGGCGCTGCCTGAGCTTATCTCTTACTTCCAGACATCGCCCGGTCCCATCACGGCTTCGCGCACCTATCCGGGCGGCTCTCCGTCTGAGCGCATCCGGGCCAATATCCGTGGTGGCGCTGCCGGCCCTCGTAGTGAGGCAGACTTTGGTTTTGCAAAGTCCTCTTCGCTTGCTCCGAACTCACCGGTTGGCGGACCTGCGCCGATGGATATCAACGACATCATCCGTACTATTTCTGGTGGCGGCGGTGGCGGTGGCGGTGGCGGTTTCACCGGTAGCTATGACCCAGCAATGATCCTCCGCGAAGATTCTAACTCCTTCGCCCGTGGCGGCGACGTAAATATGAAGGATGGCTCCTTTGTCGTCGATGCGCGCACGGTTTCGGAAATGGGTAACGGCAGCAGCAATGCTGGCATCGAGCGTCTTGCTGCTATGGGCGGTCGCCCTGTTCGTGGCGGTGGGGATGGTGTTAGTGATTCTGTCCGCGCTCGTATCGGTGGTCGTCAAGAAGCCCGTGTGGCGCGCGACGAGGTGATCTTCTCTCCGGAAGCTGTTGCTCGTGTCGGCGGCGGTAACCATAGCAAGGGCACCAAGAAGCTCTACGCTCTTATGGATAGAGCCCACAAGGCTCGCAAGAAAGCTGGCCGTGGCCAAGACACCAAGGTAGCCAAGGGTATCGGGGGGTTGGCGTGAGTGACGTCCTTGTCTCCGCAGTCCCGCCTGAACACGCATTAGAGGTGTGGCCTGCGGTGCGGGCGTATGTTAGTGAAGCTGTAGAATACTCACGTGGGCGCTACGAGCCGGAAGACATTCTCGACTTCGTGGTTAGCGGCACCCATACCATGTGGATTGCTTTTGAAGGCTCGGACATTCTCGGTGTGGTTGTAACTGGGTTTTCTCTCTATCCTCGCAGCAAGTATCTGCATCTCGTGCTATGCGCAGGTGAAGATGGCCAACGGTGGAAAAAACCTATGCTTAAAACCATGCGTAGCTGGGCTGTAGACAACGACTGCACCGGTATTGAGGGGAGTGGGCGTATGGGTTGGGCCCGCTTCTTTGCTCCTGAAAGTGCAAAAGTGCTGTGGCAGGCGTTTGAACTACCATTGAATGAAGAAGGGTAACCGGTAATGCCCAGTCCTAGTCAACCCACACAGACCGAGCAGAAAGTCACGCAGACCAATCTGCCGGACTACGCAAAGCCGTATTTCGAGAACCTACTGGGTCGCGGGCAAGGGCAGCTAAATCAAGAATATACGCCTTACCCTTATGAGCGTATTGCTGGCTTCACTCCGGCGCAGGAACAAGTCCAGCAGAACGTCCTTGGCTTGGGTGCTCCCAACCAGTTTGCGATGGGGTCGGGTCTTGCCGCTGCCGCTGGTCAAGGGTCGCTGCTTGCCAGTGACTACGCGCCGGGTCAGTTCAACGCACAACAGATTACAGCGGGACAGGTCAACGCGCCATCCATGCGCGCTGCGCAGACTTCCTTCGGGTCTGGGCCTCTCGAACAGTTTCGGATGGCTGCTCCAGAGCGGTTTGGGCAGGCGCAAGCTCAAGAGTATATGTCACCGTACATCCGCAACGTGCTGGATGTGCAGAAGCGCGAAGCTATCCGAGATGCGCAAAAGGGACAGGTAGCTCAGGACCTTGGTGCGGCTCGTCAGGGCACCTATGGTGGTAGTCGCCAGTTGCTGGCGGGTATTGAGCGCGAACGTAATCTCGGCCAGCAGCTGGGTGATATCGAATCCCGTGGTTTGCAGTCGGCGTTTGAGAACGCGCAGAGCCAGTTTGAGCGCGACCGTGGCGCGGGCATGACCGCTGGGCAGCAGAACTTGGGAGCCGCTCTTCAACAGCAGCAGCTGGGCACTCAAACGGGCCTTCAGGCGGCGCTGGCTAACCTTACGTCTGCACAGCAGTCGAACGTGCAAAACCTCGCTGCGCAGCTCCAGACCCAAGGTCTAAACGCTGAACAGTCGATGCGCGCTGCGCTGGCTAACCAGCAATCTAATCTTGAAGCGCAGCGTCTGGGAGAACAGTCTCGTCAGTTTGGTTCGCAGCAGGGGCTGGCTGGTCTCGCGCAGGCTGGCCAGATGGGTCAGACACTGGGTAACCTCGGTCAGTACCAGCAGCAGGCTGATCTCCAGCGTCTTCAGGCGCAGGCAGGGGCGGCAGGCGAAGTCCGTGCTCTGGAGCAACAATACCTCGACCAGATGTACGGCGACTTCCTGCGTCAGCGCGATTTCCCGATGGAGCAGCTTGGGCAGTTCAGCAGCCTCCTGCGCGGTTTGCCGATGCAGCTTAATTCGACTCAAACGGCATACGCAACGCCGCCGTCGTTTGCTTCACAGGCTCTTGGTGCCGGTCTCGCCGGGCTCGGCGCGTACAATACGTTCAGGGGAGGCTAAGTCGTGGAAACGAAACCGTACCGCATCCAGTCCCCCGAGGATATCGCCAAGGACTACGGCGGCAACAAGCAGAAGATTGCGCAAGCCATGCAGATGGGGGTAGTTGACCCCACGGCTGGCGTTCTTGCCGGCATGTTCATCGACCGTATGCGCTCCGCGCAGGTGCAGGAGATGGCTCCGCAACTTTCGGTTGCTCAACAGGTCATGGGGGGCGCTCCCCAAGCTCCGGGTGCTGTTCCCCCCGGAGGGCTAGGTATGACCCCACCAGCCCCGCCCCCCATGGCACCGGGTATGGCTCCTCCGATGGGCGCTCCCCCGATGGGTGCTCCTCCTGCTCCGCCTATGGGTGATATGCCTATGGGTGCTCCGCCTATGGGTATGGCTGACGGCGGCTTGGCTATGCTTCCTATCCCGGAAACCATGTTCGATGAGCCCATGGATGGCGAGTATGCCGACGGTGGTATCGTGGCTTTTGCTCAAGGAGATGAGGTAGACGAAGAGCGAATTCTACGTGAAAACATGGCTTACTACCGCGACCCGCAAAACTTTATGCGGGACATCAACGCGGCGTATCAGCCAAAGCGAGAGTATGCGGAGCGCGCTAACCAAGCCTACAAAGACCTTCTGTCCGAGGAAGGTCAAAAGAAGCGCGGCAAACAGGATTTAAATTCTTTCCTTATGTCGTTCGGTGCCAAGCTGGCAAGCACTCGGGGCCCCCTACTATCGGCAGCGGGTGAGGCCGCCGGTCAAACTCTCCCCGGTTATCAGGAGAGCGTCAAGGAACGGCGCGCCGAGGTGCGGGACGCGCTTAAGCAGTTGGCTGCCGATGAAGGTATGACCAACGCCGAACAGCGCGCGTTTGTACTTGAAGGTATGAAGGGCCGAGGCCAAGCGGGTGAGATTGCAAAAGGCTTTGTTGAGCGTAAGGCGGCGAAAGAGGCTGCGGCACTCGAACAAGCCGGTGCATTGCAGCGGACAAATATCACGGCGGGGGCTTCTCGCTACGCTGCGGATCAAAGTAAGAAAGGTTATCTAGGCGCTGAA